TAGCATAGTCTATTTGTAACCATTTTGTAACCGGTTTCCCCTTGACATTTCAGTGTAGTGAAGTACATAAAAAGTCTGAACTAACCGTATGGTGCCGGTGGTGCCCTGCGCCTCATTATATGTATACATGAGGTGTAACCAATTTGTCATTAGTTGTTCATATCTCGTTAATAATTTTATGAGATAATGAGAGTGGGGAAACCCATCGAAACAAACCCGATAGAGAAAGGACAGGCAACAATGGACAAAATCAGAGTTAGCAAGAGTATCATGGACAGCTTAAACAAGACAGGCTATGCGGTCGGTAAGAAGTACGCTTACAAGGTGCATGACAAGCTGTCTCCTGATTGCATCGTGGTTGAGCGCATTCCGCGTTACTATTACCACGACGGCATAAATCCGGGGCCTCGGGTGTGTACCGTGGACTATGCCCGTCGTCACGGTTTGCTTGATGTTTTGCAGGTAAAGGGGGCATAACAATGACGGTTTCCGAAGTGCTCAGTTCTTGCATGAATATCCTGTACGGTGCAACGGTGGTGCATCTGTACGGCAAACACGGTGAATGGTTGCAGTGCAAGGCCGGGTGTGTCGATGAACAATGGAGACGGAAAGAGGTGGACTGGTGGCGTATCAATAGAATCAAGGAGTATGGATTGACCGCGTTAGATATAGAGATTCATGTTTTGTAATGCAGTATACGCCGCCCTTTGGGCGGCATTTATGAAAGGGACTTGATTATGATTCTTTACATCCGCAAAACAAGCAACTTTGAGCAGGTTGAAAATTTTCTGCTCAATCATCCCGATAAGGAATACAAAACAAGCAGGTTCGTCTACTACTTCAAACAGGTGGGTGATTGCGCGGGAATCTTCCGACGTGCAACAGAGACCTGCACCCGGAGAGGCCGCAAGGCCGGAGGCGACGAAATCATAGCATACTATCACGATGGGGAGTTTTAACATGACAGCATATCACTTCTCTTGTGTCGCGCCGTTCGCGTCGCTGTTCTTTATCATCGGTGTTGTAATTTTCGTTTGTGAGTGGAAAGGATGGTTTTAATATGAGAATCGTTCACTTGGTAGAATACGAATGGATTGACCCCAAGTCAGCACATCCCCGCAACGTTATGCCGGTCGCGGGCCCCAATGGGGCCCAGATGGCCTATAAGATGTTGGGCAAGTCAATGCAACGTATGAACAATGAATCTGTGCGGCAGTTGTATAAATACCTGCGCACCAACGGGAATGACCCATACATGACCGAACGAAACGGGTCAATCAGAATCCAGTATTTCCGGTGGCCGCGTGGGTATCATTTTGATAAGGTCAACCGCAAGTTTGTGAGGGATGACGCATGAAAAAGATAAAGAATCAGTTAGGGCTCGTAAAGCCCGATAAACTGCCAGCCGGTGCAACGGCCAAGAGCGAACAAAAGCCCGCAACCCGCAAGGCCAGCAATAAGAAGCAGGCCAAGCAGAGGAAGACGGCCAAGCTCAAGGAGAAGAAAGCCAGCAAGGCCAGCAAGCCGCCCAAGAAGCGCAAGCAGGGCGGCAAGGGCAGACCGTTCCAGCCCAAACCGTGGGAAGCATACGCACCCAAGGGCCCGAACGCCACAAGCTACACCCGGGAAGAGCTGGAACAGATAGTGCGGCGTGCATCCGGTGCGGCAAACCGACGCTTGAAACGTTTGGAAGAGGCCGGAGAAACCAAGGGCATTTACAAGAGGGCCTTGGGGATGCTGGAAACGCAAGGCCGCACAAAGTTCAGCGGAGCCGTGAAGAGTATGACAAGAACGGAACTTGTCGCGGAGTATCTGCGCCTGCGGGATTTCCTCAGCTCCAAAACGTCCACGATGCAAGGTATCAAGGACTGGAAAAGGAACGTTTATCAATCTCTTGTTGATAGAGGTTTTACCGGTTCACAAGAAGAGCTTTCAGAGCTGTTTGACAAGTACATGACAAAAGAGCTTGAGGCGGCGTTGGGTTCTGATGTGGTTTACACGCTATTGCAGACAGACAACGGCAGGCCCTTCCTGCAACGGGCAAAGGACGCGATAGACCGTGCAAAGCAGACGGGAGAGAGCCAAACGACGGCCCTTTCCCGGGAATTCAATATCACAACAGAAGAACAGGCGGCACAGATTTTAGCAAAGTATTTTGGGGGTTAAATCATGCGAGAATGCAGGGGTGAACAGATAGCGGAGAACAAAATAGAGTTTCTGGCTATGCTGGGCACTCCCAAAACTGTGCAGGAGCGAATCAAGAAGAATGCCAGACCGAAACCCCGTTACCTAGATGTAACTTGCACCTTTGATATTGAGACCACCAACACCGATACAGACGGTTTTGCTTATACCTTTCAAACGTGCATCGGTGGCGCGGTCGTCGTGCCGCGATACTTTGAAGAATGGGCTGATATCATAGAAACGCTGGTTGACAAGTGGAGTATCACAGAACGAAAGCGCCTTGTGATTTTTGTTCACAATCTTGGGTATGAGTATACATACCTTATTCAGCTGTTATGTGACCGGTGGGGAGATTGCAAGGCCCTTTATACCAAGAGCCGGAAACCCCTGTATTTGCAGTTCGACAACGGAATTGAATTCCGGGACAGCCTGAAACTTTTCCAAAAGAGCCTTGCCAGAGCAACAGAAGGTTGCAAACACGAAAAACTCAAGGGTGACCTTGACTATTCGGTTTACAGAACAGCAGATACTCCCCTTGATGATACCGAATTTGCATACTGCGTGAATGATGTTCTGGGCCTGTGGGAAGCAATCGAACGCCTGAAAGCAGAACGCAATTACAACGCGGCGACACTTCCCATGACAAACACGGCCCTTGTCATTAAAGAAGTCAACAAGCATTTGACAGGCGACAGCCGGACGCTCCAAAAGATGCAAGCGCTTGAGCTCAACCGGGAACAAATGGAAATTGCATATAAAGCAATGGCAGGCGGCGATACCCACGGCACCCGCTGGCGTGCAGGTCACACTTACCGCAATTGCAATTCCTACGATTTCAAGAGCGCCCACCCGTCGCAACAGCTCTTATGGAAGTTTCCAGAGGGGAAACCCATGATGCTACCACAAGGCCAGCCTCAAGCAGTGATGGACAATATCATATCCTGCGGTATGGGATGGATAGCAGAGATAGCAATAAAGGGTTTGCAGATACGGCCCGAATGCCCAGACCCCGTGATATCTGTCAGCAAGTGCGCGGGCCTCAAATGCGACGACGAAAACAAGGACAATGGCAGAGTATTGCAAGCAGATGAAACGTTGCTGTATTGTGATTCCAACGACTGGCAGAGAATCAAAGAAGCATACACCTTTGAACGGGTGGTGATGCACCGGGGATTCTGTTTCCGTCTTGGGTATCTCCCCGATTCATTCCGTATGGCTATCTTTGATAAGTTCAAAATCAAAGAAACAATGAAAGGTTCCCCGGAATATGCTTTTTCCAAAATCTGCGTCAATACCATTTTCGGAGCCTGCGCCCAAAAGACGATAAGGGACGAATACACGGCAGAAATCGGAGACAGCATTGATTTTGAACGTATGAGTTGGGAAGTCAACTTGAAAAAGAAAACCCCTGCGGAGATACAGAAGAGCCAAAAAGGCAAGTTTCCGTTTCTCTGGGGCCTGTGGACAGCCAGCATGACGCGGCTCAAGCTCTGGCAACTGCTGAAAATCGTAAGTTGGGAAAAGGTGATTTACTGGGATACAGATTCTTGTAAATTTGAAGGGGCCAAGGTTCCAGCGGTCGAACAGTATAATAAAGAGGTTGTCGCCCAGTGTGAAAAACGCGGCGTAGTGGTCACGAAACCCAACGGGAAGAAAGTCTATATCGGGATAGCAGAGGACGAACACCCGCAAGCCGAATTCGGTTACACCGAATTCAGATTCTTACACGCGAAATGTTACGCGGCCCGGACGTGTGAAGGTGTACTAGAAAGCACCATTGCAGGAGTAGGCAAGAAAGAAGGGCAGGCGGCTCTTAAAGATGATATTGAAAATCTGAATGATTTCCTTATCATTGATGATGCAGGTGGACAGATGCTATCTTACCACGACAGCCCCATAAAAGAGCGCCACGACTTCCAGCGCGTCACCCACTCGGCTAGTTGGATAGTAATGACCCCGCGCCGGTATGAAGTGGGCGGCATCAATGATTTTGCTGAGGAACGCTTGGGATAAATGTTCCACATGGAACAAAAGAAAAGCCCCCCGCTCTTGTTTGTAGCGGGGGGCTTTTTGTTGTGTTACGGGGCGGGTTCGTATTCGGGTTCAGATGCACAGATATACCATGACACTCCCACCCTAGGGGGTGGTTCCGTCCTCGGTATGGGTAACGGTGGCCGGTTACTTAGAAACCGTTACTTTAATACTGGTTGCATAAGCCGCACTTGTATAGTCTCCAAATACAACGGAGCCAATGGACGGAATGCCGTTACTCAATGACGTACAGTCAATAGTAATGAAATCACCATAGTTTGTGATAGTAGGCGTAAAGGACGAAGCCAAAATTTCGCCATTAATGAAAAAGTGTAGAACATTTCCAACAGTACCACCCCAAACGGTATAAGAAAGAATATATCCTTTTTGTTCAATGTGCCGGAGATATGCGGGCTTAGGTACGGTAATAGTACACATATTATTACCGGTGGCTGAACAGAATCCATACAACGGGATGAAGAAAGAAGCGGGTTCCAGCTTGTTCACTCTCGTATCAAGCGCGGTGTCTGCGTTTTTGCGGTCGGTTATTTCATTGGAAAGGTCAGCGGCGACGCGATCTAGAACTGTGGTGATATCTTCACCGCCGGAAACATAATGGGTTAAGTCCCAGTCACCGACTACGGTCGCAATAGAGGAAGTGGGATTATTAAGCGTCCACGTTCCAATTGCGTTGGCGTTATAGTCAGCTCTCGTTCTCGCCGTGCTATCCACTCCCACAGGGTTAAGCTCCACAATAGAGCCGTCATCCTGCTTGTATTTCAGAGTGCCGTTAATAGTTGCCATTTTAACAACTCCTTTCATAAAATCAGCGCCGCCGCTGGAAGAACACTGCGGCGCTGTTATCACGTTAAAGCGTCAAAACCTGTGAAAAATCAGGTAGCGGAAGTGTCAAACCACCAATCACGGGCTCTGAGGGCTTCGGGTTCGGTGTCGGAGACGTAAAGCTGGGGCGGGTTGTGAGCGCCGCTTTCCAGAGTCTTCACACGGGTGTCAAGGGCGGTATCAGCGGCCTCACGGTCGGAAACTTCCTTGGTGATGGCCGCGGTATTCGCGGCGATGTCCTTCTTGGCCTGAGTTACGTCTTCGGTCAGCTTGGTGATATTGGTGTCAGCGGAACCCTGATTCGCTTCAAGGTCGTCAAGGCGGGTACCGTGGTCGGCGATGTCGTGAGTATTCTGGGTGATGTTGGCGTCTGCGGCATCGACGCGGCCAGTCAGAGCGGTGACGCTGGCGGCGGTGGCCGCGCCCTCGACGTTTGCAACCTTAGTCTTCGGGTAAAGAACGGCAATGTCGCCGTTGTCCTGCTTGTACTTCAGAAAACCGTCGTAGTTATTGATAGCCATAGTATTTGCTCCTTTCAATGTTAGGAAATGTCAAACCACAAATCTTTGCCGATGAAGGTTTCAGGTTCAGTGGCGGAAACATAGATGGTGGACTTCTTTTCAGCAGTTTCTTTGACGTGCTGAATTGCGTCATAATTGCGGTCAATGGCGTTGTCCTGCTCAACGTTCTTTTGCTTGATGGCGTTGATGCTGTCGGTAGCTTCAACAGATGCGCCTTCAAGCGTAGTAATACGCTTTTCATGGTCTGCCAGCTCGGTGGCGTGGTTTGCCAGCTCTGCGGCGTTCTGGGCAATGAGCTGTCCATTCGCCAGCTCTGCGGCCTTGGCGCGGTCGATCTCAGCGGTCAGGGCGGCGTTGGTGTTGTCGGTCTTGGTGTCCAGCCCATCCAGACGGCCCTCTGCATCGGTGGCACGCTTTTCCAGCTTGTCAAGCCGTCCGTCCTGCTGAACGTCCTTCTCCTGAATGTGGGCGATTGCATCCCGGTTGGATTCAATCTTTGCCTCGTCCTCGGTAAGGTCAGACCGGAGACCATCGGTGACACTGGTAAGACGCTCAATGGCCTCATGGTTTGCCGTGATTTCCTCATGCTGGGCGGTCAGACGGCCCTCATGGTCGGCCAGCTTTGCGGCGTGGTCGGCCAGCTCGTGGGCGTTCTTGGCAATGTTCGCGGCATTGTCCTGAATGTTTTTGGTATTCTTGGCAATGTCGGCAGTGTTCTGGGCGATGCTGGCATCGTGGCTCTTGAGCTTGGTATCGATACCGTTCAGCCGGGAATCATGCTCCACGTCCTTTGCCTGAAGGGCGGCAATGTCGCCGTCATTGCTGGTGATTTGCCTCTGCAAATCCTCGTCCTTGGCGTGCAGGTCGGCAATCTCGGTGGTGTGCTGGGCGGTGGTGGCCTGCAATCCGTCGATTTCGGTCTCGGCAGTCGCCACGCGCTCGGCCAGAGCGTCAACACGGGCCTTATCCTCGGCAACCGTGTTTTTCATCTCCGCGTTGTCCTTGGTGAACTGGTCGATTTTCTCCCTGAATTCCGCGTTGTCAGACGCGAAACCGGAGACCTGAGACGACAAATCCTTGACCTCGTTTTTGTACTGCTCCACCTGTGCATTATATGCGCCGGTCTTGGCCCAATACCGCTCGTTGGTGATATCAATGCCGGGGCCCACGTTGCACTTGCTCGTGTAGCTTTCGCCGTCGTGGGTCACAATGGTAAGGGATTCATAGGAGCGGTGAATATCCCACTCGATGGGGTCGGCAAAAATCGGAACATACCGGGAGCCGATATACTGAGACGGGGGACACGGCCCACAGGGAACAGGGGGCCGGGGCGGCATCGGGGGATGATGAGGGCCGCAAGGGCCCGGCCCACAGGGGCCGGGGTCAGCAGGCGCAAAGGGTGCGGGTTTGATGGGGAAACCACAATCATTCTTGCAACTCATGTTGAAAACTCCTTTCTTAATAGGTGATGATAAGATGACCGTATTCCGGTTCGGTGATATCGGTGCCGGTGTTGAAGGTCAGCCAGCCCCAATTTGCAGGGACGTATGCACAGAAGTGCCCGTCGGGGGTCAGACCGAACCACACAAAGCGAACCATTTCACAGACCATAGCAGGCAGATTTTTGTCTGCCCATTCCAGAAACTTGCCGTTCTCAAAGTCACCGGCATTCAGACGTTCGTTTATGCACTTCTGAGCGGCCGCAAGGTCAGCCATTGCAGAATTCAGTGCGGTGATGTTGCCGCCCTGCGATTCCTGCCCTTTGGCAATGCCCTGCACCAGAGCTGTCAAGCTCTGAATCTGGGAGACCATCCAACGAAGGTCATACATTACGGGGTCTCCGGGGACGTAGGGCGGGGACGGACAAAACGGATAATCCATAAATTCACCCCCTCATTTCTTTCATCAGTTCGTCGGCCCGGATTGCTTCCGGGGTGAACGAATTGTTTTTCCACCATGCCCAGACGGCCGCGGCAGTCGTCAGACCGGTGGTCACCCAAGGCTCAAGGGTGGCGCTGTCGATGGGCAGAGGGCTCAGACCGGCAACGCTGAGAATCTGATTTGCCAGAGCCAGAGCAAGAACAGCAGTTCTTGCGATAGTAGAGGCTTTGATTTTCATACTAGTCAACCTTCCTTTCCAAATCATCTATGCGGTGGTTTGCCACTTTGATTTGCTCTTCCAACACGGGGACGCGGTGGGCAAAGTGGTTATGCTCCCGCACTTCCCGGGTCAACTCGTCAAGGCGTGTATCGGTGACGGCCTGCGCCCTGCTGTTTGCGATAAGAACACCCGAAAGCGTCACAAGGCCACCGATAAGCGCCACGATGATTTCCGATACCATGATACCACTCCTTTCAATAAACGTCAAGGCAGAAAGTGCGGTGGAAGGAATCAGCAATCACACGATACATATTGAAAAGCACCGTCTGCCGCTCTGCCTCAATCATCTCCTGCGTCGTGGTAACGCCGATATTGCCGCCTCGCTTCCACTCGTGAACTGTGGTCACGGTCTCGGATTCCTTGCCCGTGACAGCCGCAAGGCCGTGTTCCTCATGCTTGCCGGTCTTAGAATCCTGTGCAGTTCCACGGTCTCCGGCCTGCCGCTCGGTGTGCCCGTGCCCATCGGTGCGGCCCGTGTCACCATGGGTGCCGTGGGCACGGTCGATGCTGTCCCGCTGGCCGGTGGTCACTCCCTCGGTGTCCTGCTTGGTCTCGGTGTCCGACGTGCTTTCTTGGTGGTCGGTCATGTTCTCGGTGGTTACATCGTCTTGGGTGCCGGTGGTGTTCTCGGTCTCCGTCCAGTCGGTTTTGCGGGTATCGTCTGCCGTGCCGGTCTCCTTATAGATAGTGGTGGACGCGTCGAACGGTTGATAGGTCGCCTCGTTCTCGGCACTAACCTTTCCTTCAACGTCGGTCTGGCTGTCCTTGGTGGTCTTGAGTTTATCGGTCATTGTTTCACCGTGGGTGGTGAGCCGGGTGCCGGTCGTCCCCCGGTCAAGGGTGCCCTTGGTGTCCTGGGTCTCGTCTGCGCTGGTCTGGGTATGAGCAAAACCGTGCTCTTTTCCGGCAGTACTGCCCACCGTTTTCTCCTGCCCTGCGGTGTTGTCGGTAGTGAAACCGTCCGCTTTGGTGTCCTCATGGTAAAGGTTGCCGGTGGTCTCCATCTGGTGGCGGTCGTCTGCGTGCTGGCTCTGCTCGTCGGTTCCACCATGGGAGTGGGTGGCCGTGTTCTCGGCAGTATCCTTGGCCCTTTCGGTGGTGTCCTTGGTCAGCTCGTGTACATCGGTATTCCAGATGGGATTATATTCCAGCTGGGTTGTGGCAAACAGCTTTCTCCAAATGGGAAGATTTTCGCGGCTCCACCAGTACAATTCTGATTTCATCCAGATGGGGTCTGGGTGGTACAGGGGTGCCAGACCGTGGGCCCTGCGGATAGCTTGGATAACTCCCGCTTTCTCCATGCCCTCGGGGACAACCATATTTGCAAAAAGGTTGGGGTCTGCCATCAACAGCGCTTCCAAATTGCAAGAAGAGACAAGCTCATTCACCAACATTGTTATTCACCTCTTCCCCTTCGTTGTTGGCCTCGGTCTCGTCGGCCTCGCCTGCGTCAAAATCCGGCTCAACCATTTTAAAGGTAATGTTTGTATCGTACATCTCATTCACGATTGCAAGGGATTTTTCCAGCGTGATGCGCCAGACCTCGCGCCGGTTGAAGGTCTCCGCGTCTGCCGCTTTCGATTCCGTCACCACCATGCGCTCTTTTTTGTTGGGCTGAACAGAAACGCCCAGTTCCCTGTAAAAGTCGCACAGGATGTTCCGACGATACTCCATCAAATCGGGGAGAATAAAGTTCTTGGAAAGGTCGCGGTCAAACTGCATGATGGGCAGGGTAAAATCTCCATCGGCCTTAGTGGTCAACTGCTGTTTCAAATCGGCATTGATAACAACAGCAGGAGCGCCGTTTGCCAGCTTGTTAAAGATTCCTTCCATGGTGCGCTTGCCCTTGTCGTCCTTGGCGATAGCCGCATAGGCGAAACGTGCATTGATTGCGCTCTGCCGGATTGCGATTTCTGCCAACTGCATCTCCCTTGCATACTTGGTCACTAAGTCCCACGTTCCTTGATAGTCGGGAGTGAGCTTTATCACAGCGCACTCTTTGCCGATTTCCAGAGGGCGCGGAAAATTGAAAAACGTCGTCGAAATCTGCATCCCGCGCGGCTGGTATTGCAGGCCGTAACCGGTCGGAAATGCAGGCTGTACAACCAGCCCGTATGTTTTCGACTTGAACACGGTCGCAAAACCGGTGCGGAACAGCTGGTAAAGAAAGGCATCATAATCCCATCCGATTTGACCGGGGCCGTTCTCGGGGAGCCCGTTGAATTCAATGAGACCGCGCAACCTCTGAAAGAAGGAACGTTCCCAGTAATTCATTGCATCGGTGGAAAACGTCGCATCGAAATTCCCGCACAGCGTGCCGCCGTCGTAGTATCCACTATAACACTGATACATATAATCATCATCCTTTCTTATTCGATAAATACACCGGAATCCATAGCGGCATTGATGTAAGAAATCTCGTCCGGTTTTGCGTTCAGCGGAGCACAGGAGAAACCACGGGTCTTACAGTATCCCTGTACGGGTTTCGCAACTTTCATTACTGGGTATCCGTAAACCTTTTGAAATCCGGCATCATCCACCGGGGGATAATACAGCAAGGTCAACTTTGCCTCAAGAGGTAGTTGCACCTGCGACGCGCCGCCCAACGTTCCGGCAGTACAGTTGATGGGGGAAACCGTTTGTTGTACACCCTGCGCAACTTGGGCCATACCTTGCGCGGCCTGAGATACGCCGCCTGTGAATCCTGCCACGGTGGACAGCAGACCCCCACCGAAATTCATTGCACCGGTGACAGTGTTGATTGCACCGGTCAGCGCACGCACCGGGTCAATGTTACTAGTGCCGATTCCGTAAGGGCTGGCTATGCTGGTGCTTCCAGCGTATACCGTGTAATCCCCTGCCCGGACTAGTGTTGTTACACTGCCGTCCACGAAACACACAGACCAATCAATATCAATGTTTGCCGCCGTGTTGCATTGGTCAACGGGAACCGCCAGCGTGCCCACGAAAGGAACGTATAACTGAATTTGACAGTTCATCCGCTTCCAATCGTCTGCGGGCCACGGTATCGCTATCGTGGTATGAACACTCCGGGAACTTGACGGGGTGACCTGCTGTGCAAAAACTGTGGTGTTGAACTGCCCCAAGGTGATTTCCGTTTGCCGTCCTGCGCCGTATCGGGAAAGGTTTATGGGTATCCAGATGCAGGAGCGGACGCACTCCAATGCGTTGCCGCCGAACAAAAGTTTGTTCATAAACTCGGGCAATGCCAATTCCCAACGAACCATAGGCTTGGTAAGGGTCTCCCACGTCAAGGAAACTGCGGTCAACAGACTGCCCAAAGTGGCCGCGCTCATTGCATAGGCGTGCAGGCCAGACTTGCCAACACAGGACAGCACAAAGGTGCCACCAGAGGCATCAATATTCCCGTCCGTGATATCTGCCGACGCTGTGGAAATCTTGGGAGCCATTCCCACGGCCTGCCGGGTGTCCTGCAAACGGAACGTTGCGCCGCTGGAATCTTGATTGAAACCGTATTCAATAAATGCGTCCGTTTTAAGAATGGTATCCCGGTAGGTTGCCAGCGGGTCGAGCTCTAGCGTGAACTGCCAAATATTGGCAGTTCCCCTGCCTCGGATACCGATTGAAATATCGCGTATCCAATAAAAACTCGCCGTCTCTTCGCACTGGCAGTAATTCCACTGGGGGGAAATGTTGATGCTGTTCAGCGTAACGTAAATAACAGGCCGCTCCATGCTGGTGGTTTGCTTGAAATCACAACGCTCCTCGTCGGGGAGCTTGGTATAATCAAATGCTTTGGTTGAATTCACGCGCTTCTCAACGTTTCCAAAGTGGAAGTGATATCCGTGTTCCACGCTAGGCGCGGGAACCGCGCCGTTAAATTCGCCTCGTGCCATTGTTTCACCTACTTTCTAACAATAAAGGCCCGGCCTTTTACGGTCGGGCCTTTGCGGCTGGTTACGGCTGTGCGTCGTCGCTCATGTAGAAGAGAATTGCGTTCTCGGTGGGGTCGGCGAGATAGTTCATCTTCCAATGATGTTCCGTATTGTAGTACTCGCCTTTCGTGTTGAAAGGAGTAGTATAAACACTGTCCATCATGTAGACGGTCGCCAGCGCCCTGCGGTCATACAGCAGGCCCACCACCATGGACAGGTCAACGGGCTTGCCGGTCTCCTGCTTGGCGGTGTTCACGTTGAACTGCGCCGGAATGACGGAGACGCGGCTCTTGTCGTTGATGTTCTGCCAGAAGTTGACCCCCTCATAGTTACCAAAGGACAGATAACCGGGGCCAAAGATAGCAGGGAACACCCACGATTTTGCATCGTTAATGAGCGGCTGATACAGGAGAAGTTTCTGCTCGCTCTTGGGAGTGTGCCGGAGCAGGGTCAGCGGGTCGCCGTTGTCGTCGGTGCAGGCGGGAACCAGATGATAAAGGTCGGTGCTTTCCTCAAGCAGGGCCGTCTGGGTTTCCAGCAGGGAGACAAAGAAAGAAAGGAATTCCTGCAAATGGGTGGTCAGCAGGTCGGCGGTGGTGTACGCGGTGCCGCGTGCCTTGTTGAATTCGGCAGTGAGGTTGACCTTCTGGCCGGGTTTGCCGGTGTTGTACAGACTGCCGATAAAGTTCATCACGACGGCGCGGTTCTCGGCGGTTTTCCAGCGGGCCACGTCGTTGGCAACTTCAGTAGTGATACCGGCCAGAAATGCCGAAAGTTCGCTTTCGCTGGTGAAAGCGGTCGTCAGCTGAGAACGGAACGTCGTATAGGTCTGGTCAAGCGTGGCCTGCCCAGTATACCACATTTCCAGCGGATACCGCTTGGAAATCTTATACATATCCACGCTCTGGCCGTCGCGCAAGGTGTTGGGGTTCTGGACGGTGTTGATGAACTTGGTTTCATCAAACTTACCGCTGAAAAATGCGATTTTGCGGATGAACAAACCCCACTCCTGCGACGTGGTTTCGATGCTGGTAAACCTGCCGCTATATGCGCGGGTGGTAATGATGGTACGCGAAACCATGTTATAGAGGGCCTGCAACGTGCCCTCTTTGCTGGTGTTAAGGCACATCTGCCCGACGTTGATAAAAGAAGAGGTATCAACGGCAGTGATTGCCGTCTGGCCCGTCACCTGCTGAACCAGATTATTGGCGATGGTATAAATATCCTGCGGACGGAAAACCGTTGCGCCTGCCTTTTCGGGGAAATTCGGGTTAGCCATTACTTAACAACTCCTTCCATAATACTGAAATTAGGGCTTTCGGGTGCAGGGGCAGGCTTGACCGCCCCCAGAATGATATCTTCCACACTGGTGACAGTGGGAAGAGCGCCCACGGTGCCAGCGGTCGGAACATTGAGCGCGTCAACCTTTTTGCTAAGGTCGGCAAGGCTTGCCACCAGCTGGCCAAGGTCGGGAGTGGCCGGGGCCTGCTGGGCAGGTGCAGGAGTGGGAACCGTCGCCGGAGCGGTCGGAACCGTGGGAGCAGTTGCGCCGGGAACCTGCACAGGGCTGGGGGGAGTGGTCTGGGGATTGCCCAGATTCATAAAAGCGGCAATATCGGTTTTGGAAAAACCTGCGTTTGCCAATGCGATAACGTCGTTAATGCTGAGTGCCATAATCAATAGGCTCCTTTCCATCTTGATTTGTTGGTTCTAACGTCCACATGGGTGAACGTGTGATATACGCCGATACCGCCAGAAGCGCCCAAATAGACCTCTGCTATCTCTGCGATTCTGGACGGTGTCACGCCCTCAACCCAAATGTCAGCCGCCATGCCGTTACAATGCTGAGACCGGGGAGATGCGTTTTTGAGAGTGGCGTTGTATTCCTTGCTTCTGTATCCGCTGTTAATGTGAACCGGTTTACCGGTAAAAATTCGGATGTTTTCAAGCAAGGTCAAAAGCCGCTCATCAACCTTTACAATGTCGCTGGGGTCATGCTTGGAATGGAATTCCCGAACGCGAAAGTGCGGGGAGAGCCGCTTTTCTGCGGCATACTTGTATGAATAAGTAAGCATAGCCTACTCCTTTCTATAAAAGCAGGGGTGCGCAACTTAGAAATGCTACCCCACAGACTTCCGGTCTGTCTAAGTTTTGGGGGCCCCTGCACCTTTATCATACTATCTTTAATCGTCGATGTCAAGGAATTCTTTGATTTTAAGCAACGTAGGCACATCGGAACACCAAATCTGATTAAGATTTAACATAGCCTCAAAGAATGGATGATGCAGACGGAAAGCGGTTTTCCCTGCTTTCGTGTCTGGGTATATTTCTCTGCTTTCGTGCCGGGACGTACACAGATACACATGATTCCCGTCATACACATACGCATATAACCCCGCCACGGAGTACAGGGGTTTCATACCTTTAAGGTTCATGGGCCGTACCGCTTCCAGATTGTTGTAAGCAAATTGATTTTCCATTGCCATTTTATAAAACTTTGATTCCTTGTTTTTCATCATGTGACGCATAAAAGCGGTCTGCGCACGCTTGGCACTTACCGCGCTGGACTTGGGCATACCAATGAAAACGCCGCTTTCTGTTACCGTCCATTCTTTGCCCGTCCTGCACAGCTTGGCGATTTCATCCACAACCCCAAGTTCAACCAGAATCGGAGACGCGATATCAAACGCATTCGCCAAAAGCCAGAGCCGGAGCGGGGGCTTTCCTTCCAACTCCCGGTTGCCGTTGATGGTTACATAGGCATTCAAAAGCGCGTCGCCCTCTGCCTTGCGTTTAATGACAATTCTTTCGGGGATGAATTCATCAAAAACCACGTCCTCAAATGGGGAACCGTTGAAACCACGGATATTCGCGATACTTGGGAGCGTCATTCCGATTCCGTATTTCTCTAGGCATTGTTTGGGCTTGCCGTCCTCATACTCAAACCGGCCTATTGTATATGTGACCTTGCCGCCCTTCACAATGTCCGCGTCAAACCCTTCTTTTTTAAGAGGCAAGAACGGGTTCAAATCCGGGTCACTGGTGATTGCGTCAAACTCTGTGGTTGTGCGGCGTAAGTACAGGAACCGCTTGCCCTCGTTCAGCTCATATTTCAATGTGCCATAGGTTTTACCAACTTGACGTTTACCAATAAGGATATTGCACCAACAACCTAAAGAAGCGATGGACGGGATATTGACCCATCCACCGCTTTCATATAGGTCAAGCGCAATATTTTTCATGTTGCGCTTGCTCATGTTTACACCTCGTAACGGGTCTTATAATCCGTCTTTTCTCCCTGCGCCGTTGCGTGCTCTGAAACTGCGGCAATGATGCGCTGTGCATCCTGCTCAGAGAAGTACACGCGGTACAGGTCGTAATACTGCCCGTCCCGCCCCTTGCTCTGCGGCAATGCGATAAACTCGCCGTTTTTGCCGTTAACGACTTTCAGATTGAGGAACGTCGCGCCCGGGACGTTCAGAGTGAACACACAAATCCGGTCAGAAATGAGGTGACACGCCTGCACAGTTGCGCCCTCAATGGACAGATAAGACTTGACGACTTCGGGAGCGGCGTTCTGTTTGTTCTTGTTAAACATGGTATATTCTCCTTTATTACTTGGTGGTGTTGGTCTTGATATCGGTCAGCAGGCCGATAATCTGCGCGTTCTGCTCTGCCAGTGTATCGAGTTTATCAAGTACACCGGTCAAGGCTTTAAGGATATTGGCCAGCTTGTTGTTAATGTCCTGCATGGTATCACATCTTAGAAAATCCAGCGCAACATGAACTGTTTCGCAACGCTGTCTCCATTGGTCGGAAAGAGGGCCGTGGGGCTCTGGTTGGTGTAAATCGAAGCAATGTGATGCTTCTGGGCCTCAAGCTCTGCCGCCTGCTGTTCCATGGTCTTGCCCCCGTGGCAACAGGGAGACCACTGGGGCGCATACGGAAAGCCACGGCGTGCGGCCTCTTCAAAGGCGGTAAAGGGCAGGGGGTCGAGCTTGCCCACGCCGTCAACGATGTTCAGGAGATTGCCGTCCTTGTCATAAACAAGGCCGAAAATGTTCTGCGCCGCGTCCTCATACAACAGGGTATGAGATACGTTCGTCGGAGTGGCGCAAGGGCCGGTACAGGTGCAAGGGTCAGCCATTGGAAACGCTCCTTTCTTTATATGCGTCGGTGAAGTCGTCACCGTCAAGCATGAAATCATGCGGAATCTCTGCGCCGATTTCACATTTCAGCGTTTCGGCGTTGATATCCTCAAGAGCCATTTCAAGGCCCTTGGAACCGGTGGCAGAGGTGAGCGGTTTCATACCGTGCATCTTGACGACTTCCAGACAGTCGCGCTTGCTGTTCCAGTCCAGAAACAGCAGGGTCAAAACCTGTTTGTCCTTCACTGCTTCCACAGTGACATACTTTGTGATAACTTTCATGTGTTTCGTCCTTTCATCTCGTGGTTGATGTTCGATGCAAGTTTGTCCTTGCAATTATATAGTAGCATAGGGCACATCAGAAATTATGAACAGGGTGTTAATAATTGGTTACACCTCATGTATACATATAATGAGGCGCAGGGCACCACCGGCACCATACGGTTAGTTCAGACTTTTTATGTACTTCACTACACTGAAATGTCAAGGGGAAACCGGTTACAAAATGGTTACAAATAGACTATGCTA